CACCAACTTTGCGATGGAGAACATTCAGCAGACGGTGAACGGTTCGCCCGCATCTTCCGGCCGCGTGTCGGTGACCATTGCTCGCAACGGTGACCTGGTCGGCAACATGTACGTGGCTCTGGCCCCCAACACCATGACGAACGATGCCAACCTGACCTCCAACAACAGCGGTCTGGATGTGTGCTGGATCGCTGAGCGTGCCATTGCCGCCGTCGAGCTGACCATCGGTGGTCAGCGCATCGACAAGCACTTCCAGACCTGGTGGCGTCTGTACTCCGAGGTGTTCCTGGGCGCTGACGACAAGTCCGACTACGGCAAGATGACGTCGGCCCCAGCAGCGCTGAACTCCTCCACCGGCACGACCGCTTACCGTGTGTACCTGCCCCTGATCTTCTTCTTCAACCGCAACCCAGGCCTGTACCTGCCTCTGATTGCCCTGCAGTACCACGAGGTGCGCCTGGACTTCGACCTGACCACCTACTTCAACAACTACTTCTCGACCTCCGTGTTCGAGGTGTGGGCCAACTACGTGTACCTGGACACTGAGGAGCGTCGCCGCTTCGCCCAGAAGGGTCACGAGTACCTGATTGAGCAGGTGCAGCACACCGGCGGTGACACCATCGGCACTCTGTCCGAGTCGTCCGCCCAGCTGATCCGTCTGTCGTACAACCACCCAGTGAAGGAGCTGGTGTGGTGCTACCAGAACGCTGCCCCCACCACCTACCTGAACTCCCTGTGGAACTTCTCCACCGATCCCTCCAACGTGAACGTGACTGTGTCGCACACCATGCTTGCGTCCCAGAACACCTTCTGCCTGGCTCACCTGTACGGCCAGCCCACCCTGGTGCTGGGTGGCGGCGCCGGTGCCGGTGTTGGCCCCAACGGCGTGGTTAACCGCGGTCTGATTGAGGAGGGCCCCAAGGTGACCGGCGCGGGCGGCTACGAGGTCGGCCCCCTGCACCAGTTCAAGCTGATTCTGAACGGTCAGGATCGCTTCAAGGAGCAGTACGGCAAGTACTTCAACCAGGTGCAGCCCTACTACCACCACACCGGCAACCCATACGCCGGCATCTACGTGTACTCCTTCGCCCTGCAGCCAGAGGAGCACCAGCCAACCGGCACCTGCAACTTCTCCCGCATTGACAACGCTCAGGTGTGGGTGGCACTGAAGGCTGGCGGTCTGTCCAACATCCAGAAGATGTTCGCAGTGAACTACAACATCCTGCGCATCCAGTCTGGCATGGGCGGCCTTGCTTTCTCAAATTGATTCCACCCATATCCATATTTTATATACAAAAATCCAAAAAGCCCTTCGGGGTGGCCTACGGGCCCAAATGCGTCTATTCAACGCGTCTGGTCTCATAAAGATATAACCATCATAGGAGGTATGGAGGTTTCTAATGTTTTTACATGTCCATGTCGTCCAGGTTTCACATATAAAAGTCTGACACAGCACAAAAAATCCAAAATGCACCAGTCTTGGGAAACCTCTAGAGAGGTGAAAGATGTTCGCGTTCAGTCTAAACAGTTTGAGAATGAAATTGAACGTCTTAAGAACAGACTTGAACATAAAGAGTCTATCGAGATTGAACTTCTGAATAGAATTCGACAACTCGAATCTGATATCGAATATTGGAAAAAGTCGTGTGAAGGTGTGTACATCTAATAAAGACTTCTGGGACTGAAACCATAATGGACGATTTTATCAAGTTGGCCACATTCATCAATATGTGGGACTTGGCTGACAAGGAACATCAGGAGCGATCTCGCGCGGAATTCCGTCAGTTTATGGTAGCTATGGTCGATAAAGGTCCTGAGCATCTCATCGGTATCTGGCGGTTGTACCTGAAAACTCGCCAACTCGACGATAAAGAAATGTGTGGTTTTGACAAGTAATGTGGTGGCGCCGCCAAGCTGTTCATAAATGCGAGCCCATAACTATGAGCATAATTGCAGCAGCTGTTACTCACAAACTTATTGAGAAAATTGACAAAAAGATTGAAGAGGGGATGGACAAGCGGGCTCAGCTCGAGCATCTCCTTTTCAAAATGGAAAACGAAAATGACATGGAAATCCATAGAGGAATGCAGTTGGCCTATTACGAATTGTGTGCAAAGTACGATATTTATGATGCCATGCCTCGCGAGCACAAGAGACGCAACTGGTGTTTTTGTTTTTAAAGAATAAAGATCCTGAATATAAATGCACCACCTTATTAAAATTGGCGNGNNNCTCNGAACTGGACTCGTGGGTGCGGGTGTTGGTATAGGGTACTATGTAGTCCAGCAGAATGAGGATAAAAACGAGGATAGCTTCTAAACAAATGGAGGAACTCAACGAAATCGAAAAGGCGATGTACCAGACAAGTACATACCTAACCAGTCAAGGATGGTACCAATCTGCCTCTTGGTTTGAGGAGCACTGGAAGCCAAAGTTTGACAAGATTCGGAGCGTTATGCTCGAGAACTGCCCAATATGTAACAGCACTACTGGATGTAAGGAGTGCCTCTGCTGCGGTCAACAAGAAAAAAACTGAGCTATAAGTAATGAAGAATTACGAGGGTCGCGTTATTATGCTCGAGCTTGCCGAGCTTAATAACATAGCCCGACTTATATCCTTTAAGAAACAGGCTAAAATTCAGGCGGCGCTCGTCCGTAAATATCTGATTAATAGAGAATACCATATAGAAACCTTCCTCATGGGGAAGAACAACAATGTCAACTCTTTATCCAAGGCGTCGAATGCACTGAACAAGGCCCGGGCTGCCAAGAATGCGTCTGTTCAGGCTGCCAAGAATGCATCCGTCTATGCTCAGAGAGTCAAAACAGCCGCCGGAGGAAAGATGGCCGCCAAGGCTTTGGTCTACTCAAAGGATGCTGCGCGCCAACTGAACAAGGCTTTCGTCACTTATCCTAACGTGGTGGAACGGAAGGGTCGTTTTGTGGTTGTATGATTTCAACACCGAGTTGTTCAAAGAGCTGCTTTGATAGCCTAAACTGTTCACCCCACTTTGGGTCTGAATAGTCTGGCTCCTTGGTGACTACGGTCCGGACACCACTTTGGACCAATGCCTTGGCACATGACAAACAAGGAAAGAGTGTGACGACCGCTATCGAATCGGTAAGGCACGCACCGACACGAGCTGCATTATAGACTGCATTCGTTTCGGCGTGGACAACATATAGATCTTTCATCGGCTGCTCCCAAACCTCTGGTAGGCCTCGAGGCATTCCATTATAGCCAGTGCTCAGTATGACGTGAGGCTCATGAGACAAGATGATGCAGGCCACCTTGGTCCGAGGGTCCTTTGAAAACAGCCTGGCATGAGTCTCGGCGAGTTCAAAATACTTCTCGTATTTCATGGTTACTTTACACATATTTTTTCTAAGGCCTTAAAAAAATATCGCTCTAATCTTACAATGGAAGTCAAGGAGAATGAGGTGAAGTTGGAGATACTCAAGACTCAGATTCACAACCTGTCGGTTGAACAACTTGAAGATTTCTTGGCTCAACTTGAATCGAAGGATATGGAGGGGTTCAAGGGTGAGACGGTGACTCTTCGTATTGCATTTTCCATTTTCTTTCACGAGTCCGAGATGGGTCCGGATGGGCCACAGTCTATTGATATTGAGCGGGTACGCGAGCAGTATGAGCGCAAGAAGCGTCTTTTGAACGAGATGAAGTTTCGTTCGCGCGACCTGCACATTTTAGCAAAGCCATCAGTCGACATCGATGGCAATGAATTTTCAGTCTTTCAGCGTATCGAGAGAATTATTGAGACGTATGACGATGCATACGAGATGATCTTTCGGCACATTCGGATGTTTGAGCGGATCAACCACCCGACCTTCCAACCAGTCCCGATTAACTTCGACAATTCCATTGAGCGGTACAATTCTGTGAATGATCTCCTAACTGACGAGGAAGATCCACGCTCGCCATATCAGAAGCTTCTGCTCTACCTATTGTCAGAGCTGAATCGTCGGAAGCTCAAGCGATACAATGGATACTGTTGTCGTGAAATTAAGACGGCCGATGGCAAGTCGACTCGGGCCTGGGAACCTGTGATGGAGATTTCGGATTTCGTCTATATGATGACGCAGAAGGAGGACAAGTATGACATGTGGAAGAACCTAACTGCGCGCGGTGGAAATGTTCGCGAGACGATCACGCATCTGACATCTTGCAAGGATATCCAGTTTCCGGATATCCAGAAGGAGCGCACAGTCTGGTCCTTCCGGAACGGTCTGTTTACTGGAAAGAGCCTGGAAGAAGATGGAAAAATCAAGTCGCAGTTTCTGGCGTACGACAAGCCCGAGTTTGATCGGTTCGATCCGACCATCGTCTCGTGTAAATACTTTGATCAGGAGTTTGTCGACTATTCGCACATCGAAGACTGGTATGACATCCCGACGCCATTCATGCAGTCGATTGTAGATTATCAAAAATTCCCAGAGGATGTCTGCCGCTGGCTGTACGTCTTTGGCGGCCGTCTCTGCTACGACGTGAACGACCTCGACTCGTGGCAGGTGATTGCCTTCCTCAAAGGTATCGCAGGCTCTGGCAAGTCGACCCTGATTACAAAAGTGTTTCGAAACTTTTACGATGCGGACGATGTCAAGACGCTGTCGAACAACGTCGAGCGCAAGTTTGGTCTCGAGTCTCTGATTGACGGTTTCATGTTCATCAGTCCGGAGGTGAAGGGTGATATGGCGCTCGAGCAGGCGGAGTTTCAGTCGCTCGTGTCTGGTGAGGATATGTCGATTGCGCGCAAAAACAAAAAGGCCCTGAGCATCACTTGGAAGACGCCAGGCATTCTTGCGGGCAATGAGGTTCCTGGCTGGAAGGACAACTCCGGGTCGATTCTGCGTCGTCTGGTGACTTGGAACTTTTTGAAAAAGGTGGCCGAGCCGGATCCACACATGGATGTAAAGCTGAATCTCGAGCTGCCTGCGATTCTGCAAAAGTGCGTCAGGGCCTACATTGAGTATGCCGATAAGTACAGTGACCAGGATATCTGGAAGGTTCTGCCCAAGTACTTCAAGACGATCCAGAACCAGGTGGCGATGGTGACCAATCCTCTCCAGAACTTCCTGGCGAGCGAGAAGCTCAAGTTTGCGGACGACCTATCCGTCCCTCAGAAGGTGTTTGTGCACGTCTTCAATCTGCACTGTCAGGAGAACAACCTGGGTCGGCACAAGTTCAACCCCGACTTTTACGGCGGACCATTCTCGTCTCGGGACCTCGAGGTGCGTACCGAGACAAAGGTCTACAAGGGCAAGGCTTATACCAACCAACCATTCGTCTACGGCGTCGATACAGTCGAAGAGACTCTAGATTTTTCTGAAGACTACTAGTAATGAATAGAGATCCGACGATCAACAACGTCATTGCATACAAGAAAAAATTTAATGCGAAACCAGACCGTTACAACAAAAAGGCGGTGGTGAACATTTACAAAGACATGTCAAATATATTCTTGAAGAATTTTGATAATCTCAAGAATAAACAGGCCCTGGCCAAAGAGCTTTATAACAAAGGCAACTACAGGGGCTACATAAAGACGACCACAAAGCTTTTGATCCAGAAAAAGGGGGCTAATGCTGGTTTTATACCAAACTGGGTTAATAGTCCTCCACCGGTCGTGCAGAAACCTACAAAGGTGAGCAACAATGTCAGTGTC